TCTGTCATAATTAGCTTCTAAACCAAAGCCAGCTACAATATTACTCGGGGAATTGCCACTCAAGGCGCCGCTATTATAAACTACGGTCTCGTAATCAAGATCCATACTCATTTCCATTACTCCACCACCGTCAGAGTAATTATATGTGTCATGACTAAATTTAGTAACAATTGGATTTATTAAAGTGTATGCTACAAACTTGTGTTGATTAAAACCGAATACGGTAATGTTCTTAAAGAACGGAATCTTTACAGGATTAGGCCCACTCGTAGCAGCAGTCTCTCCTATATATCCCCAATCAACATCACCGGTTACTGATTCACTATACGCAGTTCTAGCATTATAATTTGCTGCCGTAGCAATTGATGTAGTGCCACCACCTGTCACTGCGGGCTGCGTTATGCCACCACGTGCTCCAGCAAATACGACACTGGGCTTAGACCCATCTTTATAATAGTAATTATAATAGGCTTGCCATAACTTTCTAACAACGTTGCCATTATCATCATGGAACGTTATATTGACAGGATCGTATTTGATTTTAGTTTGTACAATACGTTTTCGATTGTATTGATTTAGTTGATGGGTGTCAAAAGAAAAACTAGGAAGCTTAACAGTTTTCACTGTCAAGCCGAAGTTTGAACCAGTCCCCACATTTTCACTATATGCCTGCGTATTTATATCGAAATACGTGTGAAATAAGAACTTGAGTTTAGGTGTGTAGGCATAACTATTCGACCTAAACGTCTTACTAGCATGGGTGTAATCTCTAAGGTAATCGCTGCCGAAGAATGCTCCGGCAGCGTCCTGAAGAAGATTTTGTATGAAGCCTGCCATACAATATCAGTTAACCGATACCAGTAGATGATGCTCCAGCAAGAATTCTTCCGATAGCTGATCCAACACCAGAGGATAGTGGGGAATTGATTGCGTTATCGTATGTGATTGTTAGACCTATTGATACAGCTTCGTTTGTACCATAGTTTAGAACATTATAGTTTGCTGTCTTTAAGAAGCAACCATATAATTCCCAAGTTTCTAGTACGATAGGAGCTGAAGCGCCGTTACCACCATCAAGAATGTCAATGTTTGTTTGGAACTTGTAATCCTGACCTGTTGCTGCTGAAGCCTGTTCTACAAAGTCTAATTGCTTCTGTAGTTGCTGACCGACAGCCTTAGAGACATTGCCAGAGGCATCGTCACGAATATTAACTGTCATGTCTGCCCAAGTATGTTTACCTGCAATTTTAATTGTTGAGTTATAAACTTGTAATGGAATTTCAGCAAAGCTTAAGTTCGGACGAGTACAATCTACGACCTGCTTAGTTAACTGTAAACCACCTGACGAATCAACACCGAAATTAAGAAAGTTAACTCTAAAACGATATTGAAGTTTGGGCATCAACAAGCCTTGGTTTCCACCAGCGTTGTCTGACGATACGGTCATGTTGAACAATGATTGTGAGGCTGTTGCCATTTTTTAATTCTCCTATTAATTATTTATCATTTAAAATGAGTATCCTTTCGGATACTCATTTGTCTTTATAGTGATTTTAATTCACCTGTATTTAGAATACGAACTGGGATGTAAATGAATTCAGCAGCCTTGACTGGCTCAACTGCTACATCTATCCAAAGTTCATTTCTATCTATTCTAGCAGGTGTGTTGTTGCTTTCGTCACATACCACTAGATAATCGTAAATACCTCGTTTAGCAACTAAATCAATCATTAGTGATTCAACAACACCAGCGATTTGCTGTCTTGTTAGTTGATCATTCGGTTCGAACACGAATGGTCTAGCCGCTAATGTTAGCTGTCTACGGATATAGGCTACCAATCTTGCTACGTTAGTTCTATCCAACGCACTTGATGAGTTGTAGCTTGTCTTATTACCATAGTTTAATAAACCATTACCAGTAAAGAATACCAATGGGTTAATAAAGTTAATGTATAGAACATCACGAATACCAACGCTTGTCTTGATAGTTTGGAATTCACCAGTTGTTCTGTCTAGATAACCAATGTTAGTAGCATTGTCGATGATACCGCGACGAGTACCTGCTGCTGCTAACCAAGGATAGCTAATTGTGTCATTCTTCAAGAATGTACGTAGCATCATGTGTGATGCTGGTACAGCAACTAAGTTACCACTCAAGTCGCTAGTAATACCGCTTGGATAGAATAGACCTAAGTATGTGTTGCGTGTTACACATCCTTCTTCACCTGTGCTTGTTGCGCCTGCGGCGTTAGTTGCCCATGCTTGAATGTCAGTAGCACTATTAGGTAGACCTAATGGTGTATCACCCAAGATGTAACCTGTTTCACCACGATCAGCATTCAATACAACCATGTTAGGTTGTAGTTCAGGATAGTTAGGTGTAGCCATCAAATTGAAGAAGTTATCTTCATCACGAATTGCCTGATTCGTATCGATCACTGAGCGTAATGATTGTACAACCATTGCGCGTTGTGCTTTACGACCCATGTAAGGAGCACCGTTTGACTGTAGACCGCTTTCACTTACCCAAGCAGAAGTTTGAGTTGGTAATACCTGTCCTGGGAAGTTAGCATTACTAAAGTAATTAACCTTGTATTGCTTAACATTATATCCTGAACGGCGTGTATTGAATAATAACATACCAGTTGGGTGTAATGAAGGAGCAGGGCAATCTAAATCAATGTAATCACTGGATAATAGCGTTACTATTGTTGGTATCGGATCATCGGTTGGGCTTACGTCACCGTTTTGTGCCCAACGAGCGTCGGCAAACAATACACCCTTGCTGCTTGTTTGATCAGAATTGTCTAACAATACCCATTGATCAACTTGACTACCTGGCTCACCCACTGCTTGCCAACGAGAGATAACTGGATAGTTTTCTAAGTCTGCTGTGCTGATCCAAAGATCGCCATATGCCAACGCTGTTGTACCATCACTCTGAGTGGTTGGTTCGCTTGCGCTTACGATAGGACCATTAGGATCCGTTAGTCCAGGGGTAGCTGTTGGGGAAGGGAAGCCATTGCTGTCATACCCAACTTGTGCGTAACCATTCCACTGTCCCAACGCATTTACCATTATATCTACCTGGTCAGTAACGCTGTAGAACCAATTTTCATTATTAGCGGGAGCGGCTACTGGAGCACCTTCGTTAGAAGTATATGTAAATTCTACCCAATTACTTAATTGTGTAGCATAGTTCTCTACTGGTGTACCAGAGATGAATGTAATACCTTGAACTGAGCCACCGACTCCAATCTGAGTAACCTGAGCTACTAAATTATTAGTAGGTGTCGCTCCACCTAGATCAGCACCGTAGAAAGTAATAGTATTACCAACAGTATACCCAGTTCCTGCGTTAGAGAAGGTTGCTGGCGCTAAATTGTATGTTCCATATTGTACAGTAATTCCGCATTGTAAATTAGTTCCTGAACCACCATGGCCGTTAACGGCATCATATGATTCTAGTACGCTTGGACCATATTTTACACCAGCAGTATCACCTACTATGAAACCAGCATCAGCACATAAAGTACCGCCATTTGGCTCTTCAATGATAATTTCGCCACCTTCCGTATGAGTTAGTTGAATGGCTAAATCTGTTGTAAGAGTTGCTGTTGTATTTGGTACTCCAGCCGCTGACCATGCTGTTACAAAAGCAGTAGCATCAGTAGTATCAGCTAACGAGAATGAATATCCGGCTGAAAGTGAGGTGCTTCCTGGAACAGAGACATAAACAGTAGCAGTATAAGGACCGTTCGTGAATGTAGGGTCCGCAACCGTACCTGTTACAACTGTTGATCCTGTTGCTGTTCTTTCCCATAGATATACAGGACCTGACGCATAAGCAGCATCAAAATAATATTGACCGTATACGGTACCAGCTGGTATTGCCTGACCGCCCGACGAATCTAGACTTGCTGAAGCAGTCCAGTCCGATGTAGCCATTGATACTGTCTTTGCTTTCCATGCTCCTAATGTAGAGTTAAATTGTGATACGACCGGAGCTAAGCCAGTGCCTACGGCGCCAACTTTAATCCAAACGGAACCTGTTGGTCTTGGAGCAAATTGTCCTGCTTGCCATAATGGTTGTTGGGCAGAAGTACCAATCGAAAGAGCCGGTTGATAATAATCACCTATAGCAATCCCCAATTCAGCTAGTACTGTTCCTACAGGAGTAGAAATATTAATGAACTTAGTTCCAATTGGTTGTGCTACTATTTGTTTTGAATACACGCACAACTTACCATCTCTAACATTTGCTGTTAAATATGTCCAGCCAAGAGCGGTTATTTGATCAGCAACGTCTTGGACAGAATCACCTGCAGTTATTGATATCGTTACTGAGAAGTCAGCATCTAAATTCAAGTTAAAAGAACCAGTAGTTAATGTAGGATTGGATTGTGTTCCTTGGATTGTGGGCCAATCGCCCATCCATAATTCGCCTCCCACTTTTACCCAGGTGTTGTTGGTTGTTTTATAGAAATATTCACCTGCCGTTGAAGCGGAAGGATATGTTGTGATTTGTAATGCGTTCACCGCATAATCACCTATATTACCAATACTTGCTATAGGGGCTCCAGCACTGATATAAGCAGAATCAGTGATAACGATAGGTGTCTGATACGAGAATTGACCAGTAGTCGAATTAAACTCAAAAATACCCCAAGAAGAGGTTGTTGTGTCTAACCACCAGGTGCCATTATCTGGATTACCAGTTGGACGACCTGTTTTTCCTACTAAGGTTGATAAATCGATATCTGCTCTCAATACATAGCAACGATTTGTAACACCTAGCAATGAGTATGCTGCTAGTAAACCGTATTCGTTTAATTCGTAACCCTGAATAGGAGTACCATTTGTTGTATTGTAGAAGAACGGGTTACCGTAAAGAGTAACAAGGTCGCGCTGACTAGTGACTTGATACAACTTACCGGCATTAGCAGCAGTCGTAGCTGCGGCAACTCCGGTGCCAGTAGGATCGGCCTTATTTTGCGCTGTTGCTAGAACAACAAGAGGGACGGAATTTGTTGGGGCAGGAAGATACTGACTCTGATCGATGATTGTAACTTCTACGCCTGGTGATGTTAATGCCATTTTATTTTTTCCTTTAAGTAATATTATGAGGCTTACGGCCTGTTTGCATAATAATATTTATCTTTTTACCTAAAAAAGCTCGTTTAGCGTACCTTCGAAGGTCCCTAGCATAAATAGAAGTGAGAGTCACTATAATAAAAGTAATGATGGGCACCAATTGGAGTTAGAACTGTGGCAGTAAAAAGACCGATATGTAAAACCTGTAATAAGAACGTTTGTGCTGTCAACTATATCCGGGCTGGAGTTACACATTATAGGAGCAAATGTGATGAGTGTGGGCGCAAAAAGAATAAGTTAAGGCCGAGGCAGGCTAACTGGATGAGGAGTGAGTATAAGAAAAAGAAGGTATGTGATATGTGTGGATTTCGTAGTATATTCCCGACACAACTAACAGTATTTCATATCGACGGTAATTTAGAAAACATAGAACTAGCAAACCTACGGACGATTTGCTTATGCTGTGTTGAAGTTGTCAAGCGCAAAGAAGTTACTTGGCGCCGTGGCGATCTTATAGTAGACTGAGAATGTCATCTACTTTTTTGTAGAGGACGTGTAATGTTTCGTTGTTGTCTAGGTGATAGTCATACTTTAGACCAACGCTGGAATACTCACTGGCATGAACATGATTGCGATCAAGAACCGCTTTACCGAGAGCCCAGCACATATTACCATCAGGTCCTTTGTTGTAATTTATCGCGGCCTCATACCACACTGGTTCAGGACCGCGATGAACTCTGATAGTTGTTCCCCCGACGCTTTTGATCGAACGCAATTCGTTCTGAAACCTTGCGTCGGTAATCACGATATTGTCATCCGATGATCGTAGTTTGTTTTCTACGCTTGCTACCCAGATATCCTGATGAAATCCGTTTCGGCAAACTTCTGTACCCCAATATTGTAGAACCCGTCTAGGAGTAACTTCCATACCCAAACGGTCACTCCACCACTCGTCTACTTGCTCTCGCCATTCTCTGCTAGATTTGGTTGTTCCTTCTAGTAATTCTCGGTCCCAACCAAACACTGAGGATACAGCATCTTTTAAACTAGCGGCAAAACTCAATCTTTGGAAACCATGAAACGTACACAGATAATCCGCAATCGTATCTTTACCTGAACCAATAAACCCAGTTACACCTAATATCATCAAAGAACTCCCGTCAGAAGTACTTAGTATAAGATACAAGTGTGGTGAAAGAAAGTATTTAGGTAATTTGTTACTTATGTGCCCAATCTTTAAAACGCCCGTGGGGCGATACGTTGTTGTTAAACAATTCACAAACCTCATCCGAAAATTCAATACTACTATCAACATCAATTAGTTGATGTATACTAACGACCCATACTTGTTTGTTATAAGGAAAGCTATTAAATCGTTTAATCATTTATCCCTGAATCCAAGTTAAAGGTTGACTATAATCTTGGAATTTGCGTAAATCGTCAAGTAATGCTTCCTGAAGCGCCTTTGATTCTGCCTTCATAGCAGTACCGTTCAATGTGGTGCCACCCCCCGGACCGGCGATGGTACCAAACTTTTCACGCGCCTCCCCGATGATGCCCTTCAATACAGCAAGTATAAAGTCTCCAATCCAGACACCAGCGCCAGGATCCTGTAGCAATTCTTCTTCTGGTCGCTGTACATCAGCCCAAATTAGAATACGCTCCCCGGTGCCCTTGAAATCACGCACAACCCGTAGAACCTTGGTAACAGGATTGAACGTGTAGTTGACATAGCCACCGAACATACGAGCGGCTAGTTCAACATAACCAGCATAGAAATCGTATGTCGCCATACCGCCAGTATAATTGTAGTTCAATAGATACGTGTTAAGAATAGCACTAGAAAAAGGATCAAAAGAAGT